CTTTCCGCATATAATAGAACTATCTACGAAACGAGATAAGGATAAGGCATTTCCGCATACAAGAGAATCACTTAAAGAAGATGCGGAAGAAGTAGTCACACCACTACCTAAAACCTCGCTGTAAGAAATATTTGAAGTTAAATTATGCTGAGTACCAGAAATAAGAGAACATAATATTTCCTTTCCGCTACTTAAAGTAATAACATTTGCTCCGCCATTTACTAAGCTATTTTCAATTTTTGAATTGCTGTATAAAGCAGTTAATTTATTACCATCGCCATTAACTAATACAGAAGAAATATTAGTTGGAGCAGCATTCGAAGCCTTAATCTCGTTATTTTTTCCGAAAATAGATGAATAATTACTATTTGTAATTTTATTAGTAAATCCAGTTACAGTCGCATAACTACCGCTAGTTAATTCATTTTTATAGCCAGTTACAAAATTACATCTGCCTTCAGTTAATGTATGATTTAACCCAAATATAACATTACTTGTCCCACCGCTAATATTACAAGAACTAGCTGCTACAAAAACACGCGATGCACCATTATTTAAGTCCTGGGTAGAAGTTAATTGCCCACCAGTATATTTATATCTATTTCCAGTTAATATGTCATATATATATTCATCGGCACTTAAATATATAGGTTTTTGTAATTTTTCATCACTATATACTCTGCCGTTACTTACATACCCAAATTTGATTTTACTATCCTGAGTAACTACGGAACTGTTAAGTAATTTATTTTGATCGCCAAATATGTAGTTGCTAGTATTAACATCGTAGGCAGTAAAAATCGCCTTATTATTAGATCCGATTACATATTGGCCTACATTATTACTACTACCTACTTTATTGTTACTTCCTATGATTTTTACATCTTCGCCATACGCTCTAGATTCAGTACCTAAAGCTACTCCTCTATCATTTGTAGCGGCACTGTTATAGCCAATAACTAAACTATTAAATCCAAAATGCTCATCAGGATCACCATTGATGTTGATGTAATCACCAAGCGCCCAGGATTTTGCATTTATTTCATTGATTGCCTCAACTATGGTTTTAGCTTCCGTCTCCAGTTGCGTAAATCGGGTAGCTAAACCGCCATACTTCAAGATGGTATCGGTATAATTCTTATTGCCGATATCAAATAAGTCTGGGTTTTTCAGGGGCTTTGCCCTGTCTAATGCTGGTAATTGTCTGCGTTCAAACATATCAGGTACTTAATGAATCTCCCATAGTCATTATGCTATTTACCTTAGGCTTCGGGTCTGTCGGAGTAGATGTTCTTTCAGGGTCTAAGGTATAAATAGCAGGTGTAATGCTCTCCTCTACTGTCTTATTATACTTCAGATTATACTTAGGATTATTTACATTTACATCTTCCAGAGTATCTACTGTCGGGCCATAACCTAAATTGAAAATAGGCTTGCTGAACAGCGATTTAACGATATGCTCATTATTAGCCATCTGAAGGGAACTAAGTGCCCTATATCCTGCACCAAGAGTAGGCTTTGTTTCTGCCGTAGACGAACGCATCCAGGCTTTTGCCCTGGTATCTTCTTGATCTTTTTGCTGTCTAGGCTCATTAGTCATATGCTGTAATCTGGCATAATCATTACGGGAGTAATGACCTACACGGGTAACACCGATTGCACCTGTATCATCTTTTGCATTAGCTAATCTGGCATCTACAGAAATCTTCGTAGTAGAATCGATCTTAACACCTGCATACTGAAAACAGTACATTCCAAGCGGTCTGACATACTCAATACAACTATCTACAGGTTTTTCGTCCGTAAAATAGACTACATCAATATAGCCCTCATCTACATTTGAATTAACATAAACCGAATTGACGGGAATCGAAGTATCTTCTAGTCTATCATAATTGATCTGATTTTCTTCGCCATAGGCATTGATATCTTTCTGTTTGAGATTTACTTCGGCCGCCAAAGTAACTCCCGTCTTACTGCCCTTATACTTGATTAAAGACATAAAGAACAGCATGGCGAATCTATTAAATGCCGCACAAAGACGGTCATCATATTGATAACCCATAGTATCTCCGAGAAGCCAAAGTAAATCTTTAGGACATCTGAGCGGGTCATACAGATCCATCATATTAGATGTATCGTACTGGGTCTTAGTCAGTGCATAGTCGAACCATTTTATGAAAAACCTAAAATCAGATGATTCTAAATATGCTTCAGGTACTGGTATGTCTTTTATATTCATAAATAAATCACCTTGTATATTGAATAGAGTATATCAATATACAAGGTTTTTATGTGATTTGGTATAGAATTGGATTAATCCCCAAAATCAAAATCGTCTAACGCAGGATTACCAGTTAAATTAGGTACATAATAATGCGAGCTAGGTATTACATCGTATCTCAGATTAGAAATCTCAAATGCCTCGGCAATTAATTTTATCGCAGTTGTATTTTTAGCAAGTTCCTGGCTACAAATGATTTCATATACCTGAGAACGAATATCATAGACTACTTCTCCAGATTCAACTCCAGGAATATCGGAACCCTTATTATGAAAAGATCTAATATAGCCGTTTTTGACAAATCCTTTGTCTACAGGACAATCATATTTATCAATATGATTATTATAGAACCACCAGATACCTACACAACCCTGCATAGGGAGTTCAGATTCTACTGTCCTGATGTATCTTTTCATGATGTGTCCCTCTTATCAAATGCTTAACTGATCGTAAAGTTCCTGAGTCTCATAACGATTATGGATATCATATCCGTCAAATTTCTTGCCGTCATACATAGGGCCGACAATTCTGGCATTCGGAAATTCCTTCTTAACCAGCTTCTGATCTAACGGCCTGTAATAAGGCGGATAGATAGGATTAGGTCTGATGCACTTTACAAAAGTAGTAGGAATATGCTCAGGCCTGCCTAAACCATAGATTACTACTTCTGACTTGATAGTATCATCGGTTACTTCATAATCTTTATAATTCCTAGCTTTCCAGTCAATCTGTTGCCAAAGTTCCTTATCTTCTGCTGACCATTCACCCTCGAATTTAGGTTCCCAAGATGATCTAATGTACCTCTTCATATGTAATATCTCCTTTATATAATTATTAATATTGTACTTCTACTGCCCAACAGTCGTAAGACCTATCTCCGCCTAATCCAGAGATATAACCATACATTTCCCGTTTAGTCTTTATATACTGCTTTAATTCTTTACCTGTCATCTTTAAAGTATATACTTCATCGCCTTTTCGCGAAATCTCATGAATTTCATAAAGACGGGGTTCATTGAGGTATTTAGGTTCATCGGAAGTTTTGATGTACCTCTTCATATTTTATCCCTTGTTACAACTGTTTGAATTGCATTATCTACAGAATAGCCTAATTCAATTAATCTACAAATCTCATCCGCATCTGCTCTGGAAAATTCAGTATAAAGTTGCTTTCTGAGTTCAGGAGTAACTTCATAATCATCATATGTAATAATGCTTGTAATTTCATCATCGGTAAACAAATCTAAGTCCTCATCAGCAAATCCATACTTGCGTAATGTTGCTTTATATTCGTCAATCTTGTTACTGCGAATGTATCTTTTCATAATGTAACTCCTTTATCTTATTGCTGAAATCAGTTTTTCTATAATCCATTTTTCGTAAGAATAGTCGCCTCCAAGATAGTCCAAATCAGCTAGAGCTTGTTGTAATGCATTGATATCTCCCTGGTCTGCGTTATGAAATAAACTCTTAATTGAATTATCAATTTCAAAGGCATCGTAAAAATATTTTCTAATAATATCAGTATTATTCCAATTAGGATATTCAGCATCAAATAATTTTCTCCCATAATCATTAAGATCATTGTATTCATTGCTAAAAACAATAACCATCAAATCGGTAACACTAGGAAGATTTATTTTATTAGAGCGTATATATCGTTTCATATATTACCTCACTTTTACTGGAACTAAATAAGAAAAATCACACCAATCTTTAATCCAGGGATTTACACCATAATTACCATCTAAAAATGCATATACTCGTTTATCTATATCACTATCAAACTTAAAATCCCCATAATGATATTCATACACACTAGTACAATTAGACACTAAATCTACTACCCCCTCATAATCAGGCAATACATACACAGTCCAAGTATATTCCTCATCAGATACTGTAAGTAAACCATTTTCCGAAGTAAATGTATAATGCCCTCTAAGCATTGCTTGTTTAAATGAGGCAATAGAAGAAAAATATCTATATCGCCAATCTGAAAAAGTATATATTTTATTTCCTGATGCTTTAGAAGTATCTATTAAATACACAAACTCATTCGCCCAGGGATACTTATCTGCAGCACGTCCCCCAGTACAAGCTCGTTCAATAATTGGAACTATTACTTTGTCAAAACCATCAGAATATTCCATATTCATATAATTGTCAGCTTTTGTACTATTAGACCAAAGTACATTTGAACTTGATTTAATATATCTTTTCATAACTGCATTCTCCTTTACTTAATCAGACATTCGGGTGCAATCCTAATACAAGTGCTTGCATTACTCGGCTCATTAAATCTAGCAAAACTGATAAAATTAAAGAACTCTGGGTTGTGTATCCACTTAATAACAGGGTTACTAGGTGAACCTGCATCAAAATAGATAATCCTATCATCGCAGCCCTGGATTACATTAACGATTTCCATAACTGTAGGTTTCATATTGAAATCACGGTTTGCAGGAGCAAAATACATAGCAAGTGCTTCTTTTGCCTTAGATATAATCATATTTCCTACATCTCGGCTTACAGGCTTATTTGTATATATCTGACCTACAACATAGAAATCAAATATTCTGCAATCGCCAAATTGAACATCTACCGACATAGCCTGCAAAGGCTTAAAGTCCTTGATTACATTATCTATAAACATTTGTGGCGGTCTGTACTTGATGAAATTTGCCGTATTGGATATCTGAGCAGGTAAGATATAACTGCTACCCCACACATCATCTTTGAAATCGTTATGGATAGCAAAACACATTGCCGTATAACGCTTGAAATTAGTAGCGAATACATTCTTGTTAGGGTTGCTGGGATCAAAATCTAGATTTAATACTTTGCTCCAATCATAAGAAGTAGATGAATTTCCAGCAGGGAAATCATTATTGGTAATATACATCTTAGACTTCTGGGAATCGGTTAAATTCTCATCGTTATAGATAGCCATATTGATTTCCAATGCTTTTTGGCAGTCAATTACTACTCCGCAATCAACACCAGCTTCTCTTTTAAGGAATCTAGTATAATCAGGAAGGGTAACTAAACTGTCCCAGGTATTGATATAATTTCTACTATTATAATAAGCCTCTTTTGCTGTTTCGGGGGATTTTCCCGTTACTGTATAGGTGTGCGGAAATTCAACTGTGTTTGACAGGTTAGAGATTAAGATATCTCCACCTGTATAACTGACATCATTAGCTTGGGGCTTAGCAAAAAGCAGATTACCCAAAACATCATTATTTACACAACCTATGATTCCCGAACAATCTATCCAGAATATCGTAAGATAGTAATCCTCATAATTGGTAAGCTGGTTAAGATAATTAGATATAGTGATCTGTGCATTTGAATAATTATCGTAAGTAACAGCATAACGAGGCTCAGGTGTATCGAATTGTGCTACACTTGCAACCTGCACCCACTGTGTCTTATCAAATGAATCCGATGCTAAAGAAGACTTACCTTTAATCCAAATAGCCGTAGTATCTACATGCTGAGACGGCAGAGTAACAATATAATTGTTATCCTTGATCTTTGATACAGGAACAGTATAGCTTCTTAAATCACCTTCAATGGCAACTCTAGTACAAGATGCTCCTGATTCAAGATTAACAATATCTGTATCAGCAAAAACATCTATATAATCGGATAAAACACTTCTTCTGCTTCTGGTATCTGTATCTCCGTAACCGCTGGTCATAGGAAGAATATTATAAGTAATTACTCTGGCGGTATTCGTTATATCCGTAGAAGCAGTCAAAGTAGAAAAATTGGAACCGTTGAAACCAAAATCCAAAGTCATCGTATCGGAAGTATTATTAGTAAATGTTACTTCCGTTCTAGCTGCTGTATAAAAGCCTAAGTCATAGCCGATAAGTCCAAATATCTTTTCGGCATCTTTTCTCTGGACTACTGAAGGTGCAAACACCTCATTTGCAAGATAATCGACATTTACTCCAAGAAGGTCAGCCGCACTTGCAAGTAATTTACCTAAAACAACACCAGGATCAGCATCTGCTTCAGGCTTCCATAAATCAGTAAGCTTAGGTACTAAATCCCAAAACTGCTCTACCAGAGAATTATAATCTCGACTTGTATATGAAAATCTATGACTCAAATCTGCCATTCCTGCTCTCCTTAAGAAATCTGTTTCGTTTCTACCGTTACTTTATCTTGCGCACTATCGTAATTCAACACAACTTCTACATCATCTTTATATACTGTCTGCAAAGCTACGGTCATAGCTAATGTATTGTGCTCTTCCAAAATGGTATTTGGTTGATCTGTAGACAGTAATCCATCGGAATATTGCGTCTTTTCCGCATAAACACAAGGCTCATGAATACTTAATTGCTCTGTAATTCTGTCTTTCAGCAGACCTTTTTCTGCTACATTGTTATAATGCCATAAATGTCTTTTTAATCCTACGCCAAACTCAGGCTCGTTATAAAGCTCTGTAGGTTCAGTAAGGATAAGTAATCTAGTTCTGTTAGCTACAGAATTACCATCCTCAATAACACTGACCTGATTGGTCGTGATATTAAACATATTAGGAAATGCTAAAGAAGTCGTTTTGGCCATAAGTATTCTCCTATTTATTCTTTAATATACAAGGTTAAATATTAGTAGCACCTGCATTATAAGAACCGCCTGTGAGTCCTAGTACCAGCCAGTTAGACCCTGAATTATCTAAACTACTCAATGCTACAACTTCACCTTCTGTAGGAAGATGAGGTAAAAGAAGTGACGGATACCACGGGAGATCACTGTCTTTTGTATAATTCCTAACGGTTTTACCCTGATAATCGGATAAAAAATAGGCTCCGTGAATGTTAGGAATCCTGACTTTAACCTTTAAAGTGCCGTCGCCTGTATATTTATATCCTTTTACATATCCGTATACTATCATCACGTCCACCTCACATCTGCATATTTGCCGTAATTTATCATACTTATTACCTTTTTATGGAATCTACCGTTCCAATTTGCCTCTAACCAATCGCTCTCGTGAGCATGGTCTACATCAGCAGCACTAGATACTGATGTAGTTACTTGACCATCTATCGTTTTAACTCGTTGCCACTCAACTAAAGAATATTTATCACCATAGGGGTGTCCCCATTCAGCCGCATCTGCACCTTTTGTATCGCAAATAATCGCAGGGAAAGTTACATTCTCTTCAAGATTGATTTGAAGCACATCCCCTACCTCCCCAAATCGAGGTCTAACTGCAACACAATAATATCCACCTATCTGGGCAATACCGCCATCACTAGGGAATCCCTGTTGTGCCCAGATTTTAGATAATTTCTCATGAGGACTACCACGATACCATCTACCATATTCAAAGGAATAACTAGTATAATCATCAATCATTCCTGTCTGAGGCACACTAGATGGAACTTCTACGCTAGACTTAGGACTAAGAGGATTTCCCTCAATATCTACATACTTACCCGAAGTCCCAACCATCTGAGCTTGTGTAATAATAAGGTTATTATATATTTCCGTAGCAAATTCTGCGGCTTCTTTTCGATCATTGTCCGTATCAAAATATTCGTTATATACCCCTAAGAAAGATTCTACTCCTGTCTCTACATTGTCCTCATCCAATTGTAATAACTTTAACGACAACATTAATATGCTATTAGTTGATACTAAATCATCCAAAAAGTATTCAAGCTGACCAGAAAGATTAGTAGTCCAATCATTTCCTAATCTTCGCCTCATATCCCCTAAATCAGTTAACGGCCAAGCACAAATACCATACAGATATTTATTATTACCTACTCGGATTCGGCATTCGGGATTTATATCAGAATACTTTTTCATACACCCTGTTATGACACTGGCACCTGATGCGCTGAAACCCATACTTAAAAGATAGTCCATTGTTATTCTGGCATTTCCCTGTAATTGCGAAGTATCAACTGTAACCTGTCCTGTAGAAATAGTTCCAGGAGCAAACATCTCATATAAATCACCTAATAATGAGGTGTAGTTAATAACAGAGATTGCAATGTTGCTGGAGTTATCTGATAATTGATATTTTCGATCTAAATAACCTACTTGTCGTAAAGTCATATCGTGACGGTCATTTCTATTCTGATACAATGGCCCAACGACTACATTACCATCAATACTATCCCCGATTTTTCCCCAATCAGGTGTAACAAATGCAGAAATAGTCTGATGTGATGTTAGATACTCTCTTCGGGCACATTCATTACTTGTATTACCCTCAATAGTATGAATGGTATCGCCATCAATAAATTCTACGATACCTACATGGTAATCTTCTGCACCTGAACCTGTCCTGAATAATATTAAATCGCCAGGATGCGGAGTAACTGGATTTCCACCATTTCTATTGGGGCCGTCTACCCAAGTCCCACCGAATTGAGTTCTAGTATCTTCACATATACCTCTTGCCCAGGTACTTTTGGCTACTAATACATTAGCGATTTCAGCTTTTTGAGCACACGCAGACACAAATATAGCACACCAAGGCGTTCCAGAAGCATCCCAACCAAAAAGACTCCATAAGTCCCTACCTCTAGGATCAGTGAAAGAGTTATTACCATCACTCTCCCGTAATCCTATGAAATATCGTGCAGCTTCTAAAAATGCCTCTAAATGCGGTGCAGCCATTTAGTCTTCTACCTCAAACATCTCAGGTTGTAACAATTCGTCATCCACTTCATCTACACTCATCGGGTCTATCAGCCAAAGATAGAATCTGTCTTTGAAGCTATTCCAGGTTATCTTTGATAACTGCGGTTTCTTCAAATATAGTCCGCATTTTGCACTAAGACCCCACTTTTCAAAATAATTATAATATACTTCTAATATATTATCATTATTTATAATAGAATTATTTGTCTGTAATGATAGCCAAATCCCCAATTTAGGCGGAAATCTGGATACAACATAATATAGAGCTTTACATTCCTCATCCGCTTCAATCCTGCTCTTAGCCCTGACATTTACATATAAAGCATATGGCATTCCTGCATTATTGCATTGTTTGATTTGATTAGGCAATGATGGATTCATATAAGTTCTTTTTACACGAGAGCCGTCAAATAGCTGACCACCGAAAAACATCATTCCGCTAATTCTAGCTTCCTTTATGCGATCATAATTTAAGTTAGGATTATGCTCATTTAATACTGTAGCAATGAACGGGGTCATAGCTTCCGTATGAATTTCAACAGTTGCTATAGTTGTAGGCTGAGATGCATCAGAAAGTGTGGCTGCAGAAGTTACTGTATTTGTTACGGTAAAAGTCCTAGCATCAAATACGGTATCAACAGTTGTATCTTTTTCACATTTAGTTAACTGACTCCAAGAATCCCATCTACCACTGGATAAAGGAGAAGATATTACACCTAAACGATGACTAGCCGCTTCTACGACCATATTTTCGTGAGTAACACCGTTCAGATCAATATATTTCCCGACATAAATACCAACGTGAGATTTTCCGCCACTTGAATCCGATATAAATACCAATGTTCCTGGAAGTCTTGGAAAAGTGCTCATACCGCTAGACCGCACACTACTGTCATTATAAAACTGCGAAGTAGTGTAATGTGTTATCGGAGCACTGCCATTAGGAACGCCATCAACGCTATCACATTCCAATGCACCTAATACCAAACCAGAACAATCATGGACTTTAACATTAAATTGCGATCTATAATCATCGTAATGGCTATAGTGATTTCGATCTAATGCAGGTATTACGGTACTGTTGTATAAATTCTCATTAGAAATCTGGCCTTTGGTGCAAAACCAGTAAGGCTTTCCAATCTGAGCTATAGCATAAATACATAGCCAACTATTTGTGAATGGCATATCACGGCACCTCCGACGATACAGCGTTTCCGAATATTACAGGAGTAGGGTCGTGTTTATACAGTTGTCTTGTAGACACTCTTATAGGAAAGTTAGATGTTTCAACCGTACAATATTCAAATCGCAGCTTATTTTTGTAAGCATTTCCGATTTTATTGGTAGTTATTATCTTATCCCCCAATTTGACATCATACGATTTAAGTAAGCAATATCTAACCCAAGTCTGATAATTGTATTCTACAGTTATGGAGTACAGATCATTTTTGTCGTCTTTACCTATCTCAATAACTGTACCAGAGCAGATACTATATACATTATCCGTATTTATAAGACAGCCTGTAATATAAGGGGTACACCACCCTTGTATGATGAATTTAGACGTGTCTGTAACTGTCTGACCCGTCATATTAGATAAAGTAGTATTAACCCTCATGATATCAGAATGTCCTCGTATGTAGGATAGATTGTGCCGAAATCTACTTTGCCTGAAGATATAACATTTGATGTGGTTGAATAGGCATAATTGCCATATCCCGAACTATTAGCAATAGTTATACCTTGCGAGGTAGCTACTTCATTTGCACTACTCATTACTAATCTTTGGACTTTCAAAGTAGT